ATGGAGATATAAAAGAGTACCTTACTATACAAATGATTACGTGAGAACTGTTGAAAGTTTAGCAAAGTCATATAATTGTGGTAACATGATTATATTAGCTGATGGTGGAAGTACCTATAGAAAGAATATCTACCCCGAGTACAAAGGGAATAGAAAGGACAAGTATGACACGCAGACTGAAACAGAAAAGAAAGAATTTGAACAATTTTTGGGAGAATTCGCAAATGCTTTTAAGAAATTAAAGAGCAAAGGTTATATGGTGCTAAAGAATAAAGGCTTGGAAGCTGATGATTTAGCCGCATGGATCGTAGGAAAGAAGGAAGAATTTAATATAGGAGATATATGGTTGATATCATCAGATAAAGACTGGGATTTACTTATTAGGGACGGAGTATCTCGCTTTTCTACAGTAACACGAAAAGAGATTACTATTGATAATTGGGACGAACATTATGACGTAGAACCAGATAAATATCTGACACTCAAATGTTTAGCAGGCGATACTGGAGATAACATTCCTGGAATAGCAGGGATAGGTCCAAAACGTGCTGTCTCACTTATCAATGATTACGGAGACTTATATGATATATACAATAGCTGTCCTATAGATAGCAAGTATAAATTTATACAGTCTCTCAACGAAAATGCAGATAGATTATTGCTTAACGCTGAACTCATGGATTTAGAGAGCTATTCAGAGCAAGCAATAATCGAATCAGGAATGAATATAGAGGATTTATCCTCAGACATAAAAGGATATTTGAATGGCAGTAATAATTAATTATGACAGAGATGAACTATTAGACGAATTTAGTTTAAAAACTCTGCAAGACAGATATATGTTGGAGACTGAGACTTCACCACAGGAAGCTTTTGCACGCGCTGCAGTTGCTTTCTCTGATGACGATTCACATGCCCAACGAATGTATGATTACGCTAGTAAACTTTGGTTTATGTTTTCAACTCCTATACTCACAAATGGTGGAACAGATAGAGGCTTGCCCATAAGTTGTTTCTTAAATTATGTAGAGGATAGTAGAGGTGGAATTAGCGATCATTATACAGAAAATGCGTGGCTTTCTTCTGTGGGAGGAGGAATAGGCGGAACGTGGAGTTCTGTGAGAAGTGTAGGATCTACTACATCTCGCGGAAGTGAAAGTACAGGGGTTATACCCTTTATGAAAGTGGTTGACGCACAAATGTTAGCGTTCAGCCAAGGCGTCACAAGACGAGGTAGTTATGCATCATACTTGCATATTAGTCACCCTGAAGTAGAAGAGTTTCTAGATATTAGAAAACCTACAGGTGGTGATATAAATAGAAAGTCTACCAATCTTCATCATGCTGTTGTAATACCAGATTCTTTTATGAAACTGATAGATAAAGCAACACAAGAAGAAGATTTTGATGATAGCTGGGACTTAATAGATCCACATAGTGGAGAAGTAAAAAAGACAGTCCAAGCAAAAACACTTTGGGTTAAACTTATACAAAATCGAGTAGAAACTGGAGAACCTTATATAATGTTTGAAGATACTGTGCAAGATGCTTTACCTGAGTTTCAAAAAGACTTAGGATTAAAAGTAAATCATAGTAATCTTTGCTCAGAAATTACCCTTCCGACTAATGAAGAAAGAACAGCAGTATGTTGTCTTTCTAGTGTTAATCTGGAGAATTTTGACGAGTGGCAAGACGATGAGTTTTTTATACCAGATTTAGTTCGTTTTTTAGATAATGTAATAACCTACTTTATTGAAACAGCTCCTGATGCTTTATCAAGAGCTAAATTTAGTGCTGAAAGAGAAAGAAGTATTGGACTAGGTGCTATGGGATTCCATGCGTACTTGCAAAAGAAAAATATTCCTTTTGAAAGTATGTTTGCACAAAGTACAAACTATACAATGTTTAGGCACATAAAAGAGCAAGCACAGTTTGAAACTGAAGAACTTGCAAGAGAAAGAGGAGCATGCCCAGATGACAAAGATAACAGAGTACGTAATGCTCACCTTTTGGCTGTGGCTCCTAATGCTAGTAGTAGCATTATATGTGGTAACACAAGCCCTAGCATTGAGCCATATCGTGCTAATGCATTTACTCAAAAAACTAAAACAGGTAGTTCTCTACTTAAAAACAAGTATCTTGAACAACTACTTAATAAAAAAGATAGAAACACACCCGAAATATGGAAAAGTATTATTACAAATCACGGATCGGTTCAGCACTTAGATTTTATGAATGAACATGAAAAATCTATATTTGCAACAGCAGTAGAAATAGATCAAAGATGGGTTGTAAATTTAGCAGCAGAAAGACAGGAGTTCATTTGCCAGTCTCAAAGTTGTAATGTATTTTTTCCTGCTGATGTATCAAAGCAAGAGCTACACAATGTTCATATGATGGCGTGGAAAAAAGGAATGAAAACTCTTTACTACCTTCGTAGTGAAGCGATTAAACGAGCCGATAATGTATCGGACAAGAAATTAAGAGAGTACATCTTCGACTATAGTGACGAAGAAGGCTGTCTTGCGTGTGAGGGATAAATGGCAAATTTACTAGAAGAAAGAAATTATTATAAACCTTTTAATTATCCGTGGGCGTTCGAAGCATACAAAATGCAACAACAAATGCATTGGATGCCAGAAGAAGTTAGTCTTGCAGATGATTTAAAAGATTTTAGAGAAAAACTAACAGAACCAAATAAACGACTATTAAGTCAAATATTTAGGTTTTTTACACAGGCAGATGTAGATGTATGTTGTGGTTATGCAAAACATTACTTACCTACATTTAAACAGCCCGAAGTGAGAATGATGTTATCTGCATTTGCTTCTATGGAAGCAGTACACCAAGAAGCATATTCTCTACTACTAGACACTCTTGAATTTGATGAAAGCGAGTATCAAATGTTTTCTGAAATTCAAGCTATGTCTGACAAGCATGACTACTTAACTGACTTTAATATGAATTCACCTTTTGAGATGGCTAAAACAATGGCTGTCTATAGTGGATTTACAGAGGGAGTTCAGTTGTTTAGTAGTTTTGCTATACTATTAAACTTTCCTCGTCATAATCTTATGAAAGGAATGGGACAAATAGTAACGTGGAGTATAAGAGATGAAACACTTCATGTAGAAGGAATGACTAATTTATTCAGAGAATTTATTAGAGAAAATCCTACATTATGGGATGATAAACTAAAGTATGAAATCTATTGTGCTGCTGAAAGAGTAGTAGACTTAGAAGATGCTTTTATTGATACCTGTTTTAAAGATGCAGATATTCCAGACTTAACTGCTGATGAAGTAAAAGCTTATATTCGTTATATTGCGGATAGAAGATTATTAGGTTTGGGACTAAAAGGAATCTTTCATAGTACAGAAAATCCATTGGGTTGGCTGGACTATATGTTAAATGGAGTTGAGCATACTAACTTCTTTGAAAACCGTGCTACTGAGTATGCTAAAGGTAGTACACATGGAAACTGGAAGGATATATTCAAATGAGTGAAGAAATCACAAACGAACCAGTATTGGAAATTGATGGAGAGAAGTATCTTATAAATGATATGACCGACCAGCAAAAAGCTTTTGTGATAGAATTAAACGCTGTCGCACAAGATGAACAGGAGGCAAGAAGAGCATTAGATAGATTGGTATTAGCTAAAGAAGGCTATAGCAGTAGACTAAAACAGCTTCTTACTGAGCCTGATCCAGTTACTGAAAATGAAAAACCCGCTAATTAGCGGGTTTTTTATTGTTTTTATATTTCTCCATCCTCTCCTAGAGGGTGAGTAACTACATTTTCTTCATTTCCTATTGGTTTTGTATTGTCTTTCATAATTTTAAGCTGACTCTATCTCAGCATTCACAGAAACCATATTGGCAACTGGCTCTGTGCTTCCATGGTCGATCACTGGACCGATAGAGGCGATGTTAGCATCTGCACTTGCAACTCCTCTAAGTGTTATAACTCTACGTTTATTTACTGAGTGATATCCCTGCATTTTGATGTATAAATAAGTCATATTGTTTTCTCCTGCAGTTGGATGTCTGAAAAGTTGAGATTTACTTGTAATATTGTAAGGACCGTATGAAGAGCCAGTTTCATTTGCTGTTGCACTAATTACACCTAGATTCAGAATTCTGGTATGATCTGATCCCCACATAAATTTATAACTATGTAAGTGTGTATGTGATGCGTGATCTGGAAACCAAGCTATGTCCATCTCTGCCCAGCCACTTGAGTTTGAACTTGAGTAAGATGAGTATAAAGGTACTTGTAAATAATGTGTTCCACCACTATCCATGTCAAATTGGTAATAAACTGTTTTAAATGCAAACTGGCTATTCCCACTTGAGTTATATTGACCTTTAATCTGTACTTCGCCAGTCTCGTTAATTTTCAGTCTTTCAGCAAGAACGCCCCCGTCATCTTTTGTTGCGAATTGTAGAATTCCTCCTGAGTCATCACTTGCATTGCTATCGTCTGTGTATGTCCTTGCTCGCATCAACGCTACAAGTTTACCATCTGCATCATTGTTTGCAGCATCTGCATTGTTGTCATTTGTAAAGTCAATTCCACCAATTAGTTCTCCACTAGAAGCATGATCTGCTGATAGTTCAATTAAATTTCCCGCATCTTTGTGCATAGTTAGGTATAAAGGTTGCGTACCTCCTGAAGCATTTATAGGTACACTCGCAGTTCCTATACCTAAGTTTCCAGAACCATCAACACGTATTCTTTCAACCATAGATACTGCTTGCCCCGCAGTTCCACTACTAGCGTTCATAAAAATAAAATTATCTTCTAGTAGTTTAATAACTCCTGAGGCTCTTGATGTCATAGCAGAAAAAGTAGCATCGTTACCGCTTTGGTAAGCATTGTTAGTAAAATTAGTATTGTAGTTATAAGAAGTGTGGTCGCTTGAAATTTGACCATAACCAACTTGTAAAGTTTTGTTAGGTAAGACACTACCAGCTAAAGATGCAACTAAATTAGAATTGGTGGCTCCTATGCCTACGCTTCCGTTTGCTTTTAAAGTTATATGGTCATTAGTAGCATTACCTGAAATAAAGTTGTCCCCATCTACATGAGCTATTCCTAATGCTGTTGTTTCGTTATATCCTTCTAGTCTAAAACCACCCGCATAACTATCAGCACTACCCTTTACA